CACATCCTGGTTATTTAAAAACCGCGATATCGTCGTGTGCGATATCTGGGCTTCTTTTGCCAGCCGGTTCGATGACCAGCCGGTTATCCGCAGGATGTCTTTAACAAACCGCCGAGCGGCTTCCTGGTCGTCATCCATAAGTGCACATTTGCACGGCCATATGCACGACGTCATTCTGCAAGAATGCACTTGACCGTCGTGCAATATTGCACGCAAACTTTGCCTCATGAATTGCCTGCTTTCGCCCGCCGATGTTGAGCGTTTGGCAGATGAGGTCGGCCTCTCCGTCGCTGAGTTGTGCAAGCGCGCAAACATAGCGCACACAACCTTTTACCGGTGGCGAGTTGGTCGTACTTCACCAACACTCGATGTTTACCGTCGCCTGCAAGATGTGCTGCGGGCGGCTCAAGCCGACGCTGCATGACCCGGCAGCCGCAGCCCTCGTCCGTTACCCCCGGACGCACTCCCATAACTGCGGCTGCCGGCACCTCTGCCACTTTGCCTCCTCTCGTATCCCGAACATTGATGCGAGGGGCGGTCAGATGCACCGCAAAGGAATTGCGACTCCTCCGATGATCGACGAGGCCGCCGCCCTGCGCGCGGTCTACCCGCGCCATACGATGAAGCAGCTAGCCCGATTGCTCGGCATGCCGCTCGATACCGCGCGGCACAGCCTATATCGCCGGTTCTCGTCGGCCCGCCGTCGCGAGTTAGCTACCGCATTACTCGCCGAAATGGACGCGCAGGAGGTCGAGCGAAGCGCCGTGCGGCGCCGGCTCGCTGAGTGGGCGGCCGAGAAATGAAATCGTGGGGGGACGATGGAATGGCTCGCTGGCTGGATCGCTTATTGGGTCGCGCGCCTACTGCATCGCCACGACCGAAAGACCGAGCCGAAATAGCCGCAGCTCTGCTGGCCGAATGCGACCGGCTCGAAGCATTGATTGTAGAGACGGAGCAACGCTGGCGACTGGCGCCGCGATGACCGCCGCCGCCATCATCGCCGCCTACCTCGCCGCCGCCATCCCGGCCGCGGTGCTCTGCGGCTACAGCATCCGCCGGTGGGCGCGGTGATACACACGAGCCGCTACGATCGTGAGTACCGTAGGCGTCGAGCGATTTGCGGCATACCATCCGTCTGCCGTGCGTCGGAAGAGTACCGCGGGTGCCGAGCGACGGTGTTGTGTACCCCATCCGGCTGGTGGCGTCGGGGCACCCAGCCGGTTACGCCGGCAGCCGGCGGCGGCCAACCTCCGGCCGCAGCTTCCCCCTACGCCGAGCTGCCGGCGGCTTACAGTGAGGCGCGCTGAATGACCGCGCAGCCGATCACGGTGTCGCTCCTCGGCGAGCCGGTCGCCTTCGCCCGCATGCGCATCGCCGCCCGCACCGGCGCCCACTTCGTCCCCGCGCCGCAGCGCAACGCCATGGCCGCGCTCCGCATCGAAGCCGCCAACACCATGCTGCACATGGGCGCCGCGGTTATCGACGAGCCGGTGTCGGTCGAGCTGCTCGCGGAGCTGCCGATCCCGGCAAGCTGGAGCAAAAAGCGCCGCAATCTCGCGATCTTAGGGCTGATCCGGCCAAGTGGCAGACCCGATCTGGATAATTTGTGGAAGTTAATGGCCGACGCATTCAACGGTGTCGTGTTCAGAGACGACGCCCTCATCGTCGAGGCCCACGCGCGCAAAATCTACGGCCTCCAGCCGAAATTAGTCGTAACAGTGTCACCGCTTGCGGTGGTGCAGCCGGCACTGAAGCTGGAGGCCGCATGAGCAACCACTCCAGCTACACCGGCCGCTATACCCGCTCGGGATATCAGCCGTCGCCGTTCACCGACGACGAGATCGCCACCGTGCGAACCATGCGCGCCGCCGGCTGCGGCCTCAAAAGCATCGCCGCCGCCCTCGGCCGCGCCAAATCCGCCGTCGCCCGCTATATCCCCCCCGACGCTCACGATGGCTGGGATGCGGTGCCGCCGACCCGGACCACCAGCGACGACGCCTCCCTCTACGCCCGCTGGCAAGCCCGCATGCCAGCCCTGCGCGCCGCCATGCGCAAAGCCGGAGCCGCACCGTGAGCCAGGCCCAGCTCTACGCCGACATCCATGTCACGATCACCTTGTGGCGCCGCAGCGGCATCGCCGCCGCCACCATCCGGCAGCAACTCGGCATCCCCACATTCCCCCGCCGCGCCCGCTGGCGCGAGGTCCGTACCTTCATGCTCGGCTGGCTCGCCTCGCGCGAAGCCGCCTCACTCCAGCGCGTCGGATAAAGGTGCGATGTCGAAGCCGGCCGACACCTGGATGCCGCTCTATATCGGCGACTACCTCGCCGACACCATGCATCTCAACCACGCCCAGCACGGCATCTACCTGCTGCTGATCATGGCCTATTGGCGAAATGGCGGCCCACTCCCGGACGATGCCGGACAACTCGCAGCTATCGCAAAATGCGCGCCGGCCGAGTGGCGCAAACACCAACCCGTGATCAAGACCTTCTTCCACGTTTCGGACGGAAACTGGTCACACAAACGTATCGACGCCGAACTGGACCACGCCCTCGCAATCAACGAGCAACGCCGCAACGCCGGCAAAGCCAGCGCACAAGCAAGGTGGGGACGAAAGCCTAACGGAGAGGATAACGAAAATCTAACGAGCGTTGTAACGGACGCTATAACGAAAGCACCACGAAAAAATACACCTTCACCTTCACCTTCACCTTCTTCCTCGCTTCGCTCGGAAGAAGAAGATTCAGAAGAGCTTCGCTCTTCTGGCGCCGCCAGGGCGCCGCCATTGCCCTACGATGGGGTGAAAAGCATTTGGGATAAAGGACTTAGCATACTCGGGCCAAAGCAACGCAGCCTCCTCGGAAAGCTCCGAAAGTCCCACGGCGACCCGGCCGTGCTCGCCGCCATCGTCGATTGCGAAGCCGAAAATCCCAGCGATCCCCCTGCGTTCCTGATTGCTTGCTGCCAACGGAGACACGACAATGACCGAAAGCTATCCCCCGTCGAAAACCTCTATCTCGGTGCAGCAAGAGCCGCAGACGCCTTCGACCGGCGCCAGCGCGAGGCCGCTCGCTGCCCTGATTGCGACGCTGTTGAGCCACTTCTGGACCGCCGCCGATCCGCCTGCTAGCCGAGAAGCCCAGATCGCCGACTGGATCGAAGACCTCCACGAGTTCCCTTATTACGATATCGCAGCCGCCTGCCGCGAATGGCGCCGAGCCCACACCAAACGCCCCACCATCGCCGAAATCCGTAACCTCTGCCGCGAAGAACACCAGCAGCCAAGGCCCGCACCAACCAACATGGATGCCTATGCCCGCAGCCTCGGATGGAGCAATAATGCCGAGCGCATGCTCGCAATTGACGCCGACCGCCGGAAACGCGCCGATACCGAAGCCAGACTACGTGCCATCGGGGAAAATTATGCCGCAGCTTGACCCCACCGCAGAGCGCCGCCAGCACAATCGGGTGGTGCGGGATCGTATGCAGATCGCCGACGCCGCCGGACGCATCGGCGTGCCCTGGCGAGCCGAAGGACTGCTCGCCAAGCTCGAGCGCAACGGCTCCATCACCGCCGCCCAACGCGCCGCCGGCGAGCAATTCCACGCGCTGTTTCGATCAGCCGCCAGCGACCCGCTCCACGCAACCGATCCGTCCCGCACCCACGTCAGCGGCGCCCGCGGATTGGCACAGCAGCTCGGCAGCCTCTGGGCCAAGACCAGCCTCGACCGCGCCATCGACGCCCTCGGCGGCCTAGCGTCACCCGCAGGCTCCTGCGCCTGGCACGTGCTCGGTAACGACTGCTCCATGCGCGACTTCGCACTGCGCCGATCGTGGTGCGGCACCCCAGTGCAGGACCACGTCGCCAAAGGCGTGCTGCTGTCAACGCTGGGCACTCTTCAACACCACTTCCGAATGTAGAAAAGCCTTGACTTACGCCACAAACTCTCCGCAATGGAAGCAGGCTGTGACTCCTGCCCGTAAGCGCGGCGGCCAAACCCTATATTCCGAAGAGATCGCCGAAGAAATCTGCCAGCGTATCGCCGCAGGCGAAAGCCTCGTCTCTATCGGCGCCGATCCTCGCATGCCTTCCGACACCACCATCGAACGATGGGGGGAAATAGACAGTGAAGAGCGCCCTGGCTTCACAGGGAGGTACGCGCGAGCGCGGGAACGGTGCCTGCGCCGATTAGCTGATGAAGCTTTGGTCATCGCTGATAAACCGTGTCTTTTCAATGGGATACCAGACAACGCGCTTGTGCAGCAGGCGCGGCTGCAGATCGACACACGCAAGTGGTACTTATCCAAGCTTCTGCCGCGCCAGTTCGGTGACAAAGTCACCCAGGAGCTGACCGGCGACCCGGATCGGCCGCTGGTCACGATGATCCAGCTGGTCCCGGTGGCGCCGAAGCGGCTGCCTAAGCCGGATGACGACGAGTAGCTGTCCGCAACACGCTTGCAACACGGAAAAATACGCACAGCATTATCAATAGGTTATGCTACGAATAGCGGATAGGGATTCCCCTGCTCCCTCGCGCGCGTAACTAAAAGGCAAACCCGATGGCAGCCAACCCGATCGTCGAAGCCCCCAAGAAACCCACCACCACCAAGGCGCCGCAGCCCAGCAAGCCGCCCGTCCACCGCTCCCCCTCGGTGAAGGCGGCCCGGCCCCGCAGCAACCCGCGGGGCAGGTGACGGGGCCGGGCCCACCCCCTGGCAGGATTGGTTCCATGTCGGCGGCTGACGGCCCCGGTCCGCATCTCCGCTTCCGCCACCACCCCCGAATATTTTTTTTCTGAAACCCCGCACAAGTTTCCGTCACTAACACCGTCACTTTCACCACCGGAGCCCCCGATGTGTCACTGGTTGCCCTTGTTGTCAGCATATCGGTGATGGTGGTGACGGTGACGGCAGGCGGCGCGGTGGTGATACCCTTCACCTCGATGAGCAACTGCACCACGGCGCTACCGTACGTGCTGAAGCAGGCGTCGGTGACGGCGGCCTTCTGCGTTGACACCAGCCGGGTGCCGGTGCGGTGAAAATCGAATGGAGTGTCACACTCGATGACGATGAGCCGCAGGTCGGCGTATTTTCCATCGACGACGCGATAACACCTGAAGCGAGCAAGGCGGCGCTCGCGGCGAGTATCGTCGGTAAAGAGGTTGAGAGGACGTTGCTCCGCCTTCTCTATCGCAAGTTCGGTTGGCGAGAATTGGCCGATGGGCGAAGCTGAACCGTTTCTGCCGATGTTCGCCGAGCGGTGGCTCGTCACCCGCGACGGCGACATGACTTGCCGCAATCTGTTTCGCCGCCACTATTCCTATAAAGCCTACGTCGATGGCCGCGATCCGGCGTTGTTTGTTGGCCCTGGCGAGAAACTCGTTTTGCAGACCCCGTGCGCCCGCGCTCTGTTTGTCTGGCGGAAGTTCATCTCGGGCGACGATCAGGATGGCGTCAACTGCGCTGTGTTCCGTAACGAGGGTGCGGGGCTGTCGAGCGAGTTGATCTCGGCAGCCGACGCCATCGCCGATCTGCGCTGGCCTGGAGAGCGGCACTACACCTACGTCAATCCACGCCGGGTGCGCAGTTCCAACCCAGGCTTCTGCTTTCTGGCGGCTGGATGGATGCGGTGCGGCGTGACGAAGTGGAACAAATTGGTGATCCTTGAACGGCCGGGCATGACCGAGGCCGCGTCTAGTGTGAGGGTATCTGCGGGGTGAGCGCGCAGTCGATCGAGCTTCCGGAGAAGCTGATTCCGGTGTTCAGCGGCGAGGCGCTCTACCGCGGCGCGTGGGGCGGCCGCGGCAGCGCCAAGAGCCGCAGCTTTGCGAAGATGGCGGCGGTGTATGGTCTCAGATGCGCGATGGCCAACCAATCGGGGGTGATTGTGTGCGGCCGGGAGTTTCAGAACAGCCTCGACGAGTCATCGATGGCGGAGATCAAGCTGGCGATCGAGTCGGAACCCTGGCTGGCGGGCCACTACGAGGTTGGCGAGAAGTACATCCGGACCCGTGATGGCCGGATCGATTTCAGCTTTGTCGGGCTGCGCCGCAACATTGAGAGCGTCAAATCGACGGCCCGCATCCGGCTCCTCTGGGTGGACGAGGCGGAGCAGGTATCGGAGATAGCCTGGCAGAAGACGATCCCGACGGTGCGTGAGACCGGATCGGAGATTTGGGTGACGTGGAATCCGGAGCGCCGGGCCAGCGCGACCAACCAGCGTTTTCGGGAAAACCCACCCGACAACAGCAGGATCATCGGGCTGACGTACCGGGACAATCCGTGGTTTCCGGCGACATTGGAGCAGATCCGGCGGGAGGACGAAATCCGGCGCCCGGATCAGTACGGGCATGTGTGGCTGGGCGAGTTTGCGACGGGCCATGTCGGTGCGTATTACGCGCGGCTGCTGAACGAGGCGAAGGAGGAGGGCCGCATCGGGCACGTATCGAAGGACCCGCTTCTTCCTGTCCGCGTGTATGTCGACATTGGCGGCACGGGGGCGCGGAGTGATGCGTATGCGCAGTGGGTGGTGCAGTTTGTCGGCCGCGGGGAGGTGCGCGTCCTGGATTATTACGAGTCGGTTGGCGAGCCGTTGGCGGTGCACGTTGGCTGGCTGCGGGAGAAGGGCTGGGGCAAGGCGAATGTGTATTTGCCGCACGACGGCGCGACGCACGACCGGGTGTACGAGGTCAGCTTCGAGAGCGCCTTTCGCTCGGCCGGGTTCAGCGTCGAAGTGATTCCCAACCAGGGGCGGGGTGCGGCGCGGGCGCGGATAGAGGCGGCCAGAAGGCTTTTCCCCAGCATTTGGTTCAACGAGGACACAACGGCGGCGGGCCGGGAGGCTTTGGCTTGGTATCACGAAAGAAAAAGTGAAGATGTTAGGGACGTTGGTCTTGGGCCGGACCATGATTGGTCAAGTCATGGAAGCGATGCATTTGGTCTAATGTGTGTAGCGTATGAAACGCCGAGAGGAAGACCTAAACAACTCAAGTATCCGGCGTTAGGTATAGTTGGGGTGCTGCTGTCGTTGTTCCCCGTGCTGGGCGCAGTTTTTTGAGGTGAGGGCGAGTCCCCACGGTCATTCCGCGACGGCGGCGCAGGTCCGTTTGTTGGCAGTTTGGATGGCAGAATTTTGCTCGCTTCGGCTGGAGCGTGAGGAAGGTCCGGCCGCATTCGACGCAAATGGCTTGGTGGCGAGGCAGCGCCGCAATGCTGGCTGTCCGGTGTTCTTGCCAATAGGCGTGGTTTGCCGCCCGGGCCGCTGCTGACAGCACCGGCGGATTGCCGGTTGCGATGCGGTGTTTGATGTGGTCGCTGTGGTGTTTCCCGCGGTGGACGCATTCAAGGTTGCCGATGTCGTTGTTGAAGCGATCTCCGTCCTTGTGATGGATGTCGTGGTAATCCGGGATCGGGCCGAAATGGTGTTCCCAGATTGCGCGATGTAGGGAGGTTGGCCCAGGCCCGGCCCAAGGATAGCGGGCATAGTACTTGCCTCCCAAAGACAGGCAGTACTTGCGGCCTTCAAATTCGATGAATTTCGGGGGATTTTCCATTGGTGGAGTGTATCAATTTGGACATTTCCGAGCAAATGATCGAGCGGCTTGCCGAGGCGATGCACCGGGATCATCCGAATTTGCTGTATCTGGCGGATGCGCGGTTGGTGGCGCGGACGGTTGCCGAGGAATTGCGTGCGTGCGCGCCTGCGCTGCAGGGTGAGGACGGCGCGAGATCATGAGCAGCAGCGACGCGCGGATGTTTGATGCGTTGGCGGCGCAGGTGGCGGCGCTGGAGGCTGGGCAGGCGGAGATCGAGCGGCGGCTGGACGAGCTGGCGGCGCGGGTCACGGCGTTGCTGCCGCGCGACGTGTCGCCCGAATTGTACGGGTCGGAGCCCGATCACGCGGCCGACCGTGAGGCGCGGGCGGCGTTGCTGGCGAAGCGGCGCGACCGCTGATGGCTGGCGTGCTGGATCTGCTGCAGGCGGCGTTACAGAACCCCGAGGCGCTGCGGCAATTGCAGCAGGAGATGGGGCGCGATCC